ATTCCATCCTCAGTGTATTTCTCCCACTGACTTATTTCTTTCTTTTCCAATTCTTCCAGCTTCGCTTTCAAGCGCTTAATAAGATTTTCGTGCAGTTGCTTAGAATTTTTATCATCGTTTTTTATACGAATCTCAAAATCCTTTATGCACTTCTGCAAGATTTCACGAACGCGCTCCATTATTTCACTGTGCAAGCAAGACGTCGTGCCACAATATTTCTGATTATTGCAAAGCAATCTCGGCTCTGCATCGTGATAGGTATATGTCCTCATAGTCATGGATCTGCCACACTGACAGAATAATATCCCGGCGAGAGGATTCCTAATTTTCGTTTTCGGTTTTGCTCTATGATTTTTCCCTTGCTTTGCTCGTGCGGCAAGGAAAAGTTCTTCGCTGATAATGGCAGGATGTTTCCCGTCATATACGAGATATTCTCCCACTTTGGTTTGAGGTCTTACTTTTTTCACTTCGCCATCTTCGACGATTGTTATTGTCTTGCGCCAATTCCAACGAACCTTGCCTATGTAGTGGTCGTTTTCAAGCATAGTTTTCAAAGTATCTTGCGCCCATAACGCCCCCGTGCGGGTAGGCACTCCCAACTTGTTCAAATGGTGGGCAATGGTTACGCGCCCCATATCCTTGTTGACGTACATATCGAAAACCATACGAACTACATCGGCTTCGGCTTCGTTAATTTTTAGCGTATGGCACTTTCTCTTGCCCTCCATTACGATTGTTTTGTCATATCCGTATGGAGGCTTAGTGCCGATAAAGTTCCCTTGTTGCACGGAAAGCAAGCGACCTCTGCTCATTATCTTTTTCGTGTATTCAAGGTATTCGTTACCGCGCATTAGTTCTCTCTCGAACGCTTCACGGTCATATTCATTGCGAAGGTCAAACGTTTTTTGCGGAGTGATAACAAGCGTATTTGTGTAACGGAATAGTTTGGATAGACGGCCAATGTCCTCCAAATCCGGGCGGCCTAAACGCTGAACCTCTACGAGCAGAACGCCCTTAATTTTAGGCGATTCTATCATTTTCAATATTTTTAGCAGTTCAGGGCGGCTATCTATCGTCTCGCCTGAAACCACTTCCCTCATTTTCTGCGCCTCTGGAATTTTGTCTCCCCACATTCTTGTAGCATATTCATCCAAGATAGTTTCGTGTCTTGCGAGAATTTCTGCCACATCAAGCGTAGGATCGTCAGTTCTTGACTTCCTTAAATATTCTATTATTTCTTCCGGCTTAAAATCCATTTCTGGCTGATAATACATTTTTATATTCTCCCCTTTATTATATGGTAACAATTTCTTCTGGATATTCTTTTTGTTAAAACTTATAATAATTCTCAGAACATTTGTTCTTTCCCCCGGTGAAAGGAGAAACAGCCATGACAATCAGCAAAGAACAACTCATCAACCTCATTATCGAGCAGTTAGAAAAAACAAAAGATATTGAATTGCTCGACCTCGTTTACAAGTTACTTCTTACCGAGGGCTGATATAATAGTAGTTAAACTATCATATTGCTCTGCGGGCAATTCCGCTAACATAGACACAATACTGAAAAATTTAGGATCCCTTCTCATTTGAGCGATGATTTTTACCAAGTCATCGTTCTTTTTTTGCTCTGCGGTTCTTTCCATAGGAACGTCGTAGCCGAGAAGCCAAGCCTCGCTAACACCGAAATATTGAGCGAGAATATAAAGTCTATCTGCTTTAGGTTTTGATTTCCCTGATATATAATAACTGATAGCACCCTTCGGAATATCGGTGTTCTCTGCTACGTCTACTGACCGAAGCCCCCTCATTTCCATTATAATTTTGAGTCTTTCCTTAAATTCGACTCTGTTTTTTTGCGCCATGATTATCACCTCCAAACATAGTATATCACACAAATCGAACAAAATCAATAAAAAGTTCGAAAAAATCGAAAAAAATTATTGACAACGAAAAATTGTTATGTTAGAATAATATCGAAAGTTCGAGTTTTCGAACAAATCGAGAAAGGAGAGACCGTATATGGCTTTCGATTTTAGCAAGCTCCGTGGTCGAATTAAAGAAAAGTTTGGCTCGGAAAAAGCATTCGCAGATGCTATGGGATTGACGCCGGGGCGTTTGTCTGCTCGTCTGAACGGCAAAAAGCACTTTGGCGGTGACGAAATCGCGTTGGCTTGTCAGTTGCTTAACATTCCTGACGAAGAAATCGGCATTTATTTTTTTCAGCCGAAGTTCGATAAATCGAACTAAATGAAAGAGTATGTGTACAACCAGTAGATTCATACCTATATAAGAAAGGAGCGTGTTGCAATGAGTAGTCAGAGCGAAATCAAAGTGTTTACCTTCCCTAATATGGTTGTCAGGGTACATCAGCCTGACATCTCAGACGAAGAACACAAAAGACGGATGAAACGAATCTACAAGGCAGCCGAGGAACTACTTAAAGAAAAAATAGGAGGTAAACGTGAAACTCACACAGGCTAATTACTATTCGCAGAAAGCGAATCAAGCCTATTTCAGCGTTTCGCAATTCAAAGATTTCATGAAATGCCACGCAATGGCTATGGCAAAACTACGCGGGGAGTATGACGAAGAATTTGGACGAGCATTGCTCCTCGGTTCTTACGTTGATGAAATGCTGACAGGCACAAGAAAATCGCAGATGGTCTTTCTTGAAGAAAACCAAAGCGAATTGTTCAAGAAAAACGGCGATCCATACGCCGATGTGGTACAAGCTATGGAAACCATTGAGCGTATCAAGAAACAGCCCCTTATGATGAAATATCTCGGTGGCAAGCACCAAGTCATTATGACGGGTGAAATCGAGGGCGTTCCGTTCAAGATTAGAATGGACAGTTACAAAGAGGGTGAATTTATTGCGGATCTGAAGTATTTGCGAGACATCCGCAGTCCTAACCTATTTCAAAATGTCGTAAATTACTGGAACTACCACTGGCAGGGCGCTGTCTATAGAGAGATTGTAAGGCAGAACACAGGAAAAACGCTTCCGTTTTATCTTGTAATAGCAACGAAAGAAAAACCTGTCCATTTAGCGGTAGTAGAGATTAGCGATTTTAACCTGAACTCTGCTTTAGAAGTTGTCAAAAAGAACATTCGACGATGCCAAGAAATAAAGGAAGGCAAAATTGAACCTGAACGCTGCGAAGAACACGATTGCTCTTATTGTGCAGAAACAGTTATTTTGACAGAACCTATTGATTCTGACCTGCTTGGCATGTCGAGAAAACAACTTGATGCGATGAATGGGGTGGTATGATGCCTTACGCTGACAGAACCAAACAAAGGATATATACCGCATGGAAAAATATCCTCATTAGATGCGAAAATCCACGTTCATCGGGATATAAAAATTACGGTGGCCGTGGCATAACCGTATGCGAAGAATGGCATACATTCTTACCATTTTATAATTGGTCGCTATCTAATGGATATCCTCCGTTATTTTTTGTATATTGGGAAATACATACCGCAAGCGCAACGCCCGCCGCCGCTTGCACAATTTCCGCGATATTTATACCAATGTTTACACGTTTCACACACTTGTTTTTCTTTTGGCGGGATAATTTTCGGCGTTTTAGATAAATTTTGGTTTTTCATTTGTTCCGGCCTCCTTAGATCAAATAGCTTTTTACGCCGTTGCTTTCGCTTGCTTGCTGTATTGCGCCGCGCGTAAAGTCGTTATATTTATCAATCGCGGCGCGGTATGCGTCACGCGCTGCAATCGCGGCGGCGTGCGCCTCTCTCAATGCGGCAATATGCGCGGGCACGTCGTCGACGTATTTTCTACAATACCAAACGCACAAATTTTCCGGCAAAAGCTCCAAAATTTTATTATTGCAATCTAACGCGGGGAGTTCTTCCCCCGTTGCGGCGCGCCCTATTGTTATTTCTTCGTATGTGCCCGCCGGCCATATTGTTATATGCGCGCTTCCGTATTTGTTGCCGATAATAACCGTGTGGCCGGTTTCGCTTTTGATTTCGTCGCGTATCTTTTGCGCTGTTTTCTCCCCGTGCGGCTTCCCGGCGTACTTGCTCCATATTTCGCAAATAGTGCCGATAATTTCGGAAAATAGCGCTTGTTTTGCGTTCTCTTTCAGAATTTCAATTTTAATTTTTACGTCGGTATTGTGGCGCGTTTCTTCTTCCAAACGGGCACAAGCTGCACGGAAGGCCGCGCGCGCCGTTTCTTTTTCTTCCGGCGTGCCATGTTTTGTAGCCTCTTGAAAAATTGCAAGTTCTACGGCCTTTTCCGCTTTTGCCGTATCGCGAATTTCAGCGCCGGCGCTTTTGATTTCTTTCATGATTTCTACATACTTTTTCATTTGTTTTTTTCCTCCTGTTTTTGTTCGTTTTTTAATAACCTGTAAATTAAATCTAATAGCGCCGGATCCGTGCATTGTTCTACAAGCAGCGCTATTTGTGCTATGTAGAACGCTTTTAATAGTTCTTGTTTGTCCATTTGTGGCTACCTCCAAAGCCTTTTTTATTTGTTGTTTACGGTTATATTATATAACGATTTACCGTAACTGTCAATAGATAAATCAAGATTTATCGTAAATGCGGGCGTTGTTTACAATTTGTTAATATATTTGTGGTGCGTCTGTTTTGCACGGGGGCGGGGGATATGCACACCGGGCAGGCGGCGGGGTGATGCGTTTCAGTAGCGAAAAAATAAAAAAGGCGATTATTACAGCAATATCACCAAACGAGCCACCTGATTTTTGTGCAATATTATTTTACGGAAACTCATTGACATTAACCGTAAATGGTGCTACAATATAATCGTAAACCAAAGGAGGAATTGGAAATGAAATATGTAGCGGCTTATGTTCGTGTATCAACCGATGGGCAAGTAGGAGAAGATAAATTTGGCTTGGAGGTTCAAGAGCAAACAATTAAGGAATATTGCGAAAAGCACGATATGACGATTGTTAGTTGGTTCAGAGACGAAGGCGAAAGCGGAGCAAAAGAGCGCCCCGGATTTGACGAGATTATTTACGGCGACGTAACTAACCCTCCCTATGAGGCGGTTGTCGTAGCAAAGAGTGACCGTGTGGCTCGTGACATAAACATTTACTATTACTACAAAATGATGCTTTCTAAAAAAAATATAGAGTTGATTTCCGTAGCAGAGGATTTTGGTCAATTTGGTGTATTTGCTGATATGTTAGAGGCGTTCACCCTGTGTGTTGCGAAAATGGAGAGGGAGAACATCAACAAACGCACGAGCAGTGGCAGAAAGACCAAAGCTGCGAAGGGGGGGTATTCAGGCGGTAGACCACCTTACGGTTACAAGCCGTTGAGTGGCGTTCTTGTCGTTGACAGTACAGAAGCTGAGGTAGTGAAAGAAATATTCAGATTAAAGCGTAGCGGTTCAACATACCAACAGGTTTGCGATGCGCTTAATGCGGCGGGAAAGAAAAACAGAAGCGGATCAAAATTCAGCATCAGCACCGTGCAGACGATTCTTGGGAACGAGAATGTTTATAGAGGAATGTATAAGTACGGCAACGGCGAATGGGTGCAGGGAGTACACGAACCGATATTGGAGGGATAAATGAGCAATCACAATTACAAACAGTATTTATACAAATTTACTTTCCCTAATGGTATGGTATATATCGGGGTGGCATTTGATATAAAAACCCGGTGGGCGAATAATGGCGCCCACTACAAAGGTCAAAAAGTATATCAATATATACAGGAGTTCGGTTGGGAGAACGTTAAGCGAGATGTCCTTTTGTATATCCCGCATTGCAGCGAAAAATGGCTTGAAAATAGCAGAGCAATTCATAAACTCGAAAGAGAGTTAATATATGCTTATGGAGATAGATGTTACAATCAACAGGCGAACAAGAGTTTTCACGAAGAAATTGCAAAGAAATCTCGTGAAAAAGGCGTATATGATGCAAAGATCTTGTGGACTGTTGGCGGCATAACTAAGCCCGCAATAACGTGGTGCGAAGAATGTGGAGTTACATATACAAGGATGAAGCGTTTGATAGAGCGATATAGTATATCTCCCGAACAAGCGTTGCGTTTACCCCGCGTTCCGGGCAATATGTCACGCAGAGCGATAGAGTATTGGGAAAGTCAAGGATTTAATTATTTTAATAGCTGCCGAGCATAAACGGAGAAAGTCGTGATATGGGAATATCGAGAAAAAGGGCTGTTGAAAGAGCGAAAAGAAAACAGCTAAAAGAAACGATGAAATGGATAATGCTCCCTGTGACGATAGCGGATGCGTTATTACCGAAGAAGAAAAAGCGAAAACGCAAGAAAAAACTATGGTAAAACTATAATAGAACGCCAAGAGCGTCTACCGAAAGGTGGGCGCTCTTATTTTTGTTTAGGAGGATATGAATGGATATAAAAACGAGAATCAGAAAAGCCATAGAGGTGCATGGTGCGGATATGGAGAAGTTAAACGACCTGCTTGCGGTGGTTCGTGTGTGCGAAGATGCGAAGGAACGCCGTGCGTGGCTATTTTATATTCGTGAGCAGGCGATGATGCTACGGACGGCAGAAGCATGAGTATTGCCCTTCAAATTTGAGCGAAAGAGAGATTTTTATGCTTGCACACCGACTTACTCAGTTAAAAGAAAAGAGTGGACTCACCAATCAGCAAATCGCTGACAAAAGCGGAGTTCCCCTTAGTACCGTCACTCGAATTTTTAACGGACAAACCGACAACCCCACATACCGAAATGTTGCAGACATCGTTTCTGCTCTCGGTGGTTCCCTCGACGCAATGGAGGGCATCGAACACCCCCACGAAAAAACGCCTGAAAAGGTGCTTGAACTGTATGAAAGAATGGTTGAACGGCAGCGAAGATACATAAAATTTTTGTTCTTTACGATCTTAGCGTTAGTTGGCGTTATCATTATTCTTTCCATTGTAGACTTGACGCACAGCAATATAGGCTATTTAAGGTATTAAACAAAACCCCCTGAAACGCTTATGTTTCGGGGTTTTTCATTGTTAGGTGTGTTTAATGTCATCATCGGTGTACCGATGAACCAGCACACCGATGATGACATTGGTCAATCCAAAAAAAATTACTCCTCTATTCTAACGGCTAATTCAACGTCGAGTTCGATAGGAGGACTCGTCCAATTACCGCCCGTTTTGAGGGGTGACTTGGAACGTGTCTGCTTCAAATCCTTATCGTAGTAGCGTGTTTGTTCGCTCTTTATTCTTACAGATTTTTCACGGTGATAATCAATTCTTTTGATGCAGGCTTTCAGCAATTTGTTTTTCTTCTCGGCAGAAACATTAGGATCGTCAAGGGCTTGTAGCGCGTCTCTAAACCTGAGCAATTGCTCCTCGTAATCAATCGGCTCCGGCATGGATTCGTAGGCCTTGCAGAGAGCTTGTTGCACTTCGTCTTTTTCTTTAAGCACTTTTTCGTTGAGCTTTTCAAAAATGGCTTTTGGCATTCCATCCTCAGTGTATTTCTCCCACTGACTTATTTCTTTCTTTTCCAATTCTTCCAGCTTCGCTTTCAAGCGCTTAATAAGATTTTCGTGCAGTTGCTTAGAATTTTTATCATCGTTTTTTATAC